TCTCTGAGGAAACGCCTCAGGCACCTAAGGAAGCTCCTGAAGCTCCTGAAAAGGAGGTAGAGGAAACCGCAGAAGAGACCACAGAACCTGAGGTTTCTGAGGGGTCTCCGCAGGTAGGGGAAACGGAGGTTGACGAAACGGTTCAAGCATCCGAGAACCCTGAAGACATTACCAAGCGCCTTGAAAAGCTTGAGAAGACCTTAACAACTGAACCAGAAACTACCAAAGAAGAGCAGGCGATGACCAAGGTGGTTGCCCGCTTTGACACCCAAATCGCTAAAGTAGCTTCCATTGTTGAGAAGCTAACAGAGCGTTTGGCCAAAGTTGAAGCAGTAGCGGCACCGGTCAAGGCCCGACCTTCGTATTTGGTAGAGAAGGGGGAGGTATCTGAAAGCGGGGAGGTCGCTAAATTGGAAAAGCGTCTCGAAGAGTTGACGAAGATTGCCAAGAACGACCAAGGCCGCTATCAACGAGAAGGTTTGCAGGACGAATCCTTTAGTATTAAGGATAAACTCCGAGCACTCCGCTCGTAATTGTATTGTTTATTATTGAAAAGAGGTGAAAAGAATGGATATGCAGAATTTTTCAAAGATTGCTGCGGATCTTGGCGGAAACGATTTTCTGGCTAAGATGAACGCAGACCCTTCCCTTTTGGCTAATTTCCAAAATGAGGTAAGGAAAGCTGCGGAAGTCAAGACGACCTATACGTGGTCTCCTGAAGACCGTTCGGTATTCTCGCCGGAAAACTTAGAGGCGGACATCAAGCTGATGGTCCCGACAACGACCCCGCTTAGAAACAGGTTCCCGAGAACACAAGGTCTTGGAGAAGCTTCCGCCTGGAAGAGATTGACCAGTAGACTCCACAGTGGAACTGGCGCGGCAGGTGTGGGTACGGCAACAGCGATTACTTTCGCTGATGCAGGTGCGCCTAACGAAACCGCCCAAACCTACGATGTCCAAACAGCAGCCTACAAATTGCTTGGACGCAAAGTAGAAATTGGTGGTTTGGCTTACGCCGCTTCTAGGGGAGGATCTCCAGAGGACATGTTCGAGCACCGCAAGAGAATCAAGATGTATGAAGTTATGCTCGGTGAGGAGGAATTGATCATCGGAGGTGACGCCACTACTCGTACTAACGAGTTTGACGGCCTTGGTGTTCAAATTACCACCAACTCCGGGACAGCTTCATTAGTCACGGTTTCTGGTCTTGGAACATACTGTCAGACACTTTCTGATATTGACGGTTACCCAACGGCTATTGTGCTTAATGCTCGCAACGCGCGAGGATTAGCAGATGAGCTTCAAGGTACAGGTTCAATTCAGAGAATCGTGGTTGACAACCAGGGTCGAGGAATCGGCGGTGTCCACCTAGCATCAGTCATCAACCCTATTGACGGGTCTTTGATTGACGTTCTGGTTGATAAATATGTCGGCGGCAACGCTTTCCTCCTAACGGAGAGAAGCCCAGCCGGTGAGGTATGGATCGACATGCAGGACTTGATCCCGATGAGTCGGATTGATGTTCCTTCGTCTAACTTCAGTTCTATCGCTTTCGTTTTGGAAGCGACGGTCTTGAGGGTGATAGGCGAGGTGTACCAGTACCGTCTGGCAGGCGTAGCTACAAGCTAACGAGGTTAGTTGTTGGTCGGGTTTAGTGATTCCTTTCCTTTACCCGACCGAAAGGAATAGCAACTATGAATTACATAAGTAACACGCGGTTTAATGATTTCAGTCCTGAGGTGGACACCACGCTCTACTCGTCTCCGACTCTGTCGGGAATGATTACTCGAGCGTCGACCCAGATTGACGATATTCTGGGGTATACCCTATTGAGGGAAGACGTTTCCGCCGAAAAGTGTTCGGGAATGGTTGATGCCGATAATAACCTAATCGTCTACACCCGAAAGAGGCCAGTCAACAGCGTCTCCTCGGTCAAGATTGTTAAGGGGACTTACAGTGGAACAGTAGGTCTGACCAGTGGTAGTTTGGCAACCTACGACATCCCAGTAACCACGGATAGAATCATCTTCCCAACAGCAGATTTAACTTTGGAAACAGTTTCGATTCTTGACTGGGCGGCGTTAAGGACAACCTCATTCTTTACCGAAACTTCCTACAATGCGGGGTACTACGGTTACGATATTCCCTACCCTATTCAACAGGCCTGCCAGTTGCTGACGATGGATTTGATTGCTAGAAAGCAAAATATAGCCGGAGCTTCAGAAATTAAACAAGGTGGTATTTCGATGAAGTTCTCGGCTAAGAGTGGGGAGAGCGATTTGGTCAAAGACGCCCACGCCTTGTTGGCGCCTTATGTCCGGATAGCGCCAATCGGATGATACTCGACCGTGTAGTAGCCGTAAAAAAGTTTGTCGCCACAACAGCAGACAACGACAAGGAGACCTACGAGACCCTTAGCGGGGCCGAGGCGGTCAAGATGAACATCCAACCCGCTGGGGGAGAACTGACGGTTCTAGCAGAGGGCCAGTATGGGAAGACGTTTAGATTCTTTACGACCTACTCTGGGCTGGGTATAGGGATGAGGATCACAGTTTCGGGGACGACAGACACATATAATGTTAAGGGAATCGAGGATTGGAATTTTGGAAGTTTGCCGCACTTTTCAGGGGCGCTGACGCTGATAGAGGAATAAAATGGCAATGCGAATGAGGATTGAGGGCTGGGAAGAGTTTATGAAAGACCTCGAAGCAACACCTAGACTCTCTAAACAACTCGCTAAGGTGGCAATGATAAAGTCAACGAATTACATAAAGAGCCGGGTTCAAGACAAGATTGTCAAGGAAAAAATTACTTTTCAAGGAGGATTACAACAATCTATTCGCACCACAGCAACATCGAAGAAGGGGTCGGTTTATGTCGGTAAAAAGTACGGGCTGTTTGTTGAGTTAGGGACAAAACCCCACTGGCCGCCAAGGGCGCCGATAGAGAAGTGGGCAAGGATTAAATTAGGACAACCCGGATTAGGGTTTGTAATAGCAAGGAAAATATCACAGGTCGGAACTAAGGCACACCCATATTTCTGGCCGACAGTTTGGAAAAGCCAACGGTATGTAAATACAGTATTTGAACAAATACCAGAGGCCCTAGTTAGATTTCTAGCGGGGCATCCGGGAGTCAAAATTAAGGGTGTGAGGAACAGATGAGTTTGGCGGCGATAAAACTAGCAGTTAAGAATAAATTAAACGATTGTAGCCACGTACACGTGGTATACGGCTACGAAACTGGAAAGGAAACTGGTTATCCGTTTGCCACAGTAACCAAGTCTAGAATGGAGAGCTCTTTTGGGGATACGAAGAGGAACATAAACGATTGGTATTTTTCGGTCAAACTTTACACCGAGCGTTCTAAGGATGGGTTCGGAGTAAGCAAAGCAGAAAGAATTAGTGATGAATTTGTTGATGAGGTTGTTACCGCGTTTCATATGGATACAACCCTATCTGGCACGTGTAAGTACATTGAGCCAGTTGATGCTGATTTCAGTTATGTGGAGATGGACAAGTCGGTCAGGGTGGCGGAGATAACTTTGAAAGCTACGGAAGTTTTTGACACGGGATTAGGAACAACAAGTTAGGGGGTGAAAGAATGATGGATTATACAGAATTGACAGTAGTTGAACTTAGGGGGGCGCTAAAAAACGTGGGGCTTTCTACTAGAGGAAACAAGGCCAAGTTGGTCGCCCGGCTTGAGGGCGTTACTAAGGTTGACCAACCAGTTGTGATTGATGGGGAAGTTACCGTTGAGGCGGTAGAAGCCGTAGAAGACGCGCCAGAGGCCGCTAAGAGGGGGCTAGAAGACGCTGGGGCCGAAGTAGAAGATGCCGGGGCGGAAGGGGTCGAGGAAGTCAAAAAGACTGAGGTAGACGCTATGCCGTCGGAGACACCAACAGAGGCGGACATATTAGCCGACGCAAGGTCTCACTATGTCGGAATAGGGCACGTTTCGGGTGAGTGGATTTTCGACGACATTCCCGGCACGATCGCGGCAGAAACGCTTGAAGAGGCGTTGGAGAAATACAGGACGACTCCAGGGATTTACAAGGTTCCCGGATCGCACCAAAGGTAGAGACTTTTATTGGATAATTTTCAAAGGGGGTGATAAGTATGGCATTACAAATAGGCAGAACAGGATATTTAGGCCTTGCAATAGAGGGCACAGCAGGCGATGCGGAAACAACGCCGGATATTTTCGTTCCTTTTACCGACTGTTCGTTAGAGGAAAAACACGAACCATTGATGGATATTTCTTCAAGGGCTTCTCGTGAAATGAACTACGACGCACAGACAGGTAAAAAATGGGGCGAGGGTTCGGTGACGATGTATTTGGATAGTACGAACATCGGATACTTTATGAAGCTAGCTTGTGGGAATGAGGCAAATACTGTAATTACAGCAGGCCCACCGACAGTAAATGACCACTTGTTCTACACGACATCGAGTGGTAACACACCGAAGACAGCAACGCTATGGCTTTACCGCGGATCGGGAGTTTCAGTTAATAGGTTTACCTACGCCGCTATTGACAGCTTGGAGGTTTCGATTGGAACTGATGGTTTGGCAACGGCAACAGCAAACTTTATCAGCGACTCGCCTACAACTGTAAGCGCGCCGACTTTAACGACAACTTCGGGAACATTATTGACCTTCAAAGATCTGACGATGAAGTTTGGAGCAACCTCTCAACAGGCAGAGTCCGCTACCGCAACGAAAGTCACCTCGTTTAACTTCTCGATCAACAACAACGTCCAGGCAATCTATCGAACATCTACTACGGCAGGAGATAGCACGCCGGATGTATTGTCGTTGGGAGAACTTGAGGTAAGTGGGGATTACACCCTATTCCTTGAAGATGACACCGAACTCAACAAGTACACAGGACTAACCAAGAAGTCTCTGGTCGCAAAGTTAACCGGAGCAGGATTGGGAAGCACCTATACCGAGTTCGTGAAGGTTCTCTTTAAGAGCATTATCTTGCAGGACAAAAGTATTGCGACGGGGTTGAGTGATTTCTTTTCCTTCACTGGAAATTTCAAAGCCATTCATTCCGTGGATCAGGCGGGCTTTGTGGACTTTACAGTTCGCAACGGAAAAAGCTCACTTTATACTTAGGGTAAAAACTAGGATAAAAATTGGGGAGTTTTCTAGTTCTCCCTAGGAGGCGCAAGTGAGGCCGCAGTCGGGGCACTTGTAGATAGTGGTTTCTGGAAGGAAGAAGTAAAGAATCCAGATGAGTAATCCGATGGGGAAAAATATCAAAGATGCGAGACAGGAAAAGCAGCCGAAGGACATTTCGTACTTCTTTTGTCTTTTGGAAATTGTCATCTCGGTGTCGCACTTTGAGCACATCACAGTGAGTTGATTGTAATTGTAGGGAGGTGAATTGTCAAATGGCAGAATTGGTTAATGTTTTCGCAACCGATGTACGGAAGAAAACTAAAAAAGAAATAC